GGTAAATCAGGAATTGATTTTGGTAAACAATTAGCTGAAAAATATGAATTACCAACTGAGTCAAAACCAGTACAAATTGGAGTACGTTTTGAAGCACCACAAAAACATTTCCAAAAATTAATTGATGTAAGTTATGATTTTAAATTATATCGTAAATTTGAAGATGAAGGTGTATCATTAAGATCATTTTGTACTAATAATAATGCTGCTTATGTAGCTGTAGAAGAAACATATGGTGATCATAGTTATAATGGTCATGCTAAAAAAGATATGTCATATAGAAATGACATGACTAATTTTGGCATATTAATGGAAGTAAGAGGTATTGATAACCCATTTACTTGGTCTCGTGAATTAGTATCTAAAGTACAAAAAGATAGTACTGGTTTATTTTATAGCCCTACAAGAAATCCATCTACAACATCAGAAGGAGACAACGTATCAGCTATTAAAATTGATGATTTAGAAATCGTTAAAGAAGCATTTCAAGGTTATTATAAATACATTGAAGATTTTATTAATGATATGAAAAAAATATTTCCAACTCTTGAAGATGATTGGGGTATTTATATACCAGAAGTAAAATATTTATCTCCTGAACCACTTGTAGATTATGATACATTAGCATTAATCGATTATAATAATGTACATTTTGTAGGAGACGCCCTATCAGCTCGTGGTATTACAGTTTCAGGAGCACAAGGTAATTATGTTGCAGAATGGATATTACAATGTATGGAAGATGAATTATCATGGGAAGATAACCCAGATGTTCAAGATTTTTTAGAACATGCCGATAAACCAGGATCTTGGTCTGAAGAAGATAATAAAATTCATACTGTAGGAGGTTTAACTAATGATAAAGAAAAATCATTTATAAAATTTCAAAATAAAATAAACAAATAAAAATGGCGAAACCAAAAGTAAATATAAACGAACATATTAAAAATAAAAAATATCGTAAAAAAGAAGAAGATGGATCTATTACTACTATGTTGTGTTTAGAATGTAATGGGATGAATAAACTTCATAGCATAGAAGAACCAGCATTGATTAATGTTGAACAAAAAAGAAAAGAATATTATCTAAATGGTATTCAATATGACTATGAGACGTGGAATGAAATTAGAAAAGGAAGAGAAGGTTTACCTTGGTATAAAAAACCTGCTCCTAAAGGTATGACTCATAGAAATTAATTCGTATATTATAATAAAAATTAGTTATGAAAATAGGATTTTGTGGTACAATGAGTGTAGGAAAAACTACACTAGTAAATGCATTAAAAGATTTACCTGAATTTAAAGATTATGTTTCTAGAACAGAACGTTCAAAATATCTTATGGAAATGGGTATACCTTTAAATACAGATTCAACTTTAAAAGGTCAATTAGTATTTGCAGCTGAAAGAGCTACTGAATTAATGCAAGAAAAAATAATTACTGATAGAACTATTATTGATGTTTTAGCCTTTGCTAAATTATCTACATCTATGACTGATGGAGAAAAATTTTATTTAGGAGCTACTATTCAACCTTTAATGAATGAATATGATATTTTATTTTATGTATCTCCTAAAGGTGTAGAAATAGAAGATAATGGTGTTAGAGAAACAGATGCTGAGTATAGGATGGCAATTGATAAAGAAATAAAATCAATTATACAAATGCATGGAAATAAAAAAGTAATTACTATTAGTGGTACAACTGAAGAACGTATAAAACAAGTTAAACAAGCAATTTTTTCGTAATATTTATAATAAAATATTTTATAATGAAAAAATCAGACTTAAAATTATCTATTAAAGAAGAAATAATTGAAATATTATCTGAGGCAACTCCCGAAGACATAGCAGCACAAAAAGAATTAAATGATGAATTAGAAAAAACTAAGGAACTTCAAGATGATATAATGGCTGAAGATGAAGAACCTACTAAATCTCAATTAAAAGGAGCTTCTAAAGACTCAATAGCTACTATAGCTAATAAGTTACAACAAACAGCTAAAGAAATGAAATCTACTGTTAATAAGTGGAAAACATCAGAAGGTGAAGAAAAACAAAAATTAAGAGATAAATTATTGAAACTAACTAATATTAAAAAAGAGTTAGAATCAATGTTATAAAACTATTGTTATGAATAAATTATGGAAATTGTTACTTGCAATTGGTGGAATCATTGGGGGTATGTTACTAGTATCTAGTAAGAAAAAATCAAATTATAAAAAAGATTTAAAAGATAATAAAGCTAAATTAAAGGAAGTAGAAGAAAAAAAATCAAAAGTAGAAAAAGCTAAAGCTAAAACTAAAGCTAACATTAAAAAAACTTCTAAAAAAGTAGCTACAACTAAATCTAAAATTAAATCTACTAAGTCAGCTAAAAAAACAACATCTGATTTTAAGAAAAAATACAGAAAAAATAAATAATGAAACAAAAAATAGCTTATATATTTGTTATTATTTTTTGGTTATTTGTTTCTAATTTATTTGCACAAGATAAGATAGTAGAAATACCAGAAGTAGAATTAGAAGGATTTTTTTTAGCTCTTGATACATTAGAATATCAAGATTCTATTAAGGATATTTTAATTAAAGATTTAGAAACACAAGTATTAAATTATAAATTATTATCTAACCAAGATAGTTTATTAATTGAGTTTCAAAAACAACAATTTATTCTACAAAAACAACAAATAGATTTACATTTAGATAGATTAAAAGTTGTAGATAGATGGTATCATAAACCTTGGGTTGGATTTGTAGGTGGAGCAGCAACTACAATACTAATGATTCATGTAATAGATTATTCTTTACCTAAATAATGGCAGATTTAAAGAAAATAATAAGACAAGAATATATAAAATGTGCAAAAGATCCTGTTCATTTTATGAAAAAATACTGCTACATTCAACACCCACAACGAGGTAGAATTCAATTTAGTTTGTATCCATTTCAAGAAAAAGTATTAGGTCTATTTAAAGACAATCCTTACTCAATAATTCTTAAATCAAGACAGTTAGGTATTTCAACATTAACTGCAGGTTATTCTTTATGGATGATGACATTCCATAAAGATAGAAATATACTTTGTATTGCAACTAAACAAGACACAGCTAAAAACATGGTTACAAAGGTAAAATTCATGTATGAAAATTTACCTTCATGGTTAAAAGTTGATGCAATGGAGAATAATAAATTAACATTGCGGCTTAATAATGGATCTCAAATTAAAGCAACATCTGCAAGTAGTGATGCTGGTAGATCAGAAGCAGTATCTCTTCTATTAATTGATGAGGCAGCTTTTATTGATAATATTGGAGAGATTTGGGCTTCAGCTCAACAAACATTAGCAACTGGAGGTGGATGTATTGCTTTAAGTACACCTTATGGTACTGGTAATTGGTTTCATCAAACCTGGACAAGAGCAGAATCACAAGAAAATGAATTTTTACCTATTAAATTACCTTGGTATGTGCACCCAGAACGAAATCAAGAATGGAGAGATAGACAAGATGAATTATTAGGTGATCCTAGGATAGCAGCTCAAGAGTGTGATTGTGATTTTAGTACTTCTGGTGATATAGTGTTTTACTCTGAATGGATTGAATTTCTCCAACAAACTACTATTAAAGATCCAATAGAAAGAAGAGGTGTAGATCAAAATTTATGGATTTGGGAAAATGCAGATTATTCTAGAGAGTATATGGTTGTAGCTGACGTTGCAAGAGGTGATGGAAAAGACTTTTCAGCATGTCATGTAATGGACATTGAGACAAATACTCAAGTAGCAGAATATAAAGGACAATTACCACCTAAAGAATTTGGTTATTTTTTAACTGGGCTAGCTACAGAATTTAATAATGCTATGTTAGTAGTTGAAAATGCTAATATAGGATGGGCTGCTTTAGATGCAATTAGAGAAAGAGGATATAGAAATTTATATCAATCACCAAAATCAGATCAATTAACAGCAGAATCATATTTAAGAGTATATGAAGGCAACTCTGAAATGGTTCCTGGTTTTACAATGTCAATGAGAACAAGACCTCTTTGTATTAATAAATTTAGAGAATTTGTTGGTGATAGATCAGTAACTATTCAATCAAAACGTTTATTAGAAGAGATGAAAGTATTCATTTGGAGAAATGGAAGACCAGAAGCTCAAAGTGGTTATAACGATGACTTGGTTATGTCATTTGGGATTGGTATGTTCCTACGTGATACTTCATTGAAGTTTCAACAACAAAGTTTAGACGGAGCTCGTGCAGCATTAGGTAATATACAAAAATCAAAAACCTCACATAGTGGAGGATATAGTGCTAACAGTGTTCAAAATCCTTATACAATGAAAATAGGAGGAAAGGATGAGGACATTAAATGGCTATTATAACATATTTATAAATAAAACAAAATGGCAGATAAAGGCTTATTTTCACGATTAAAACGATTATTTTCTACAGATGTATTGATACGTAATGTAGGTGGTAATCAATTAAAAGTCATGGATGTTAATCAGATCCAAATGACTGGTGAATTAGAAACAAATTCTTTAGTAGATAGATTTAATAGAGTTTATACAAATTCTCCTAATTCATTATATGGTCAACAACAAAATTTTAACTATCAAACATTAAGACCTTACCTATATTCAGAGTATGATGCAATGGATACAGATGCTATTGTAGCATCAGCATTAGATATTGTAGCAGATGAATCTACTCTTAAAAATGATATGGGAGAAGTTTTACAAATTAGATCTACTGATGAAAATATTCAACAGATATTATATAATTTATTTTATGATGTTTTAAACATTGAATTTAATTTATGGCCTTGGATCCGTAATATGTGTAAATATGGTGATTTCTTCTTAAAATTAGAAATTGCAGAAAAATTTGGTGTATATAATGTTATACCTTATACAGCATACCATATTGAAAGAATTGAAGGGGGAATGGGAATAGACCAAGATGGAAATCCAATTAACCCTACAGAAGTAAAATATAGATTTGATCCAGATGGTATATCAGGAGCCGACTCAGGTTATTTTTCAGTCCCTAACTCAGGGAATCAAGCAAATTCCATTATATTCGATAATTATGAAATGGCACATTTCCGTTTATTAACGGATATGAATTTCTTACCTTATGGTAGAAGTTACATTGAACCAGCTCGTAAGCTATTTAAACAATATGTTTTAATGGAAGATGCTATGTTAATTCATAGAATTGTTCGTGCTCCTGAAAAAAGAATTTATTATATGAATGTTGGAGCTATTCCTCCAAATGAAGTAGATGCGTTTATGGAAAAAACTATTTCTAAACTTAAACGTACTCCATATATGGATGAAAAAACTGGTGAGTATAATTTAAAATATAACATGCAGAATATGCTTGAAGATTTTTACATACCAATCAGAGGAAATGATTCAACAACAAAAATAGATAATTTGGCAGGTTTACAGTGGGATGGAATTGCTGATGTTGAATATTTAAGAGATAAATTATTCGCAGCTCTTAAAGTTCCTAAGGCATTTATGGGTTATGATGAAAATACAGATGGTAAAGCTACATTAGCAGCTCAAGATATTAGATTTGCTAGAACAGTAGAACGTATACAAAGAATATTTACATCAGAATTATATAAAATAGCATTAATTCATCTATACACTCAAGGTTATAGAGATGGTGATTTAACTAATTTTGAAATTTCATTAACTACTCCTTCCATTATATATGATCAAGAAAAAGTAGCTTTAATGACTGAAAAAATGACATTAGCCCAAGCTATGATGGATAGTAAATTAATTCCATCAGATTGGATTTATGAAAATATATTCCACTTTAGTCAAGATCAATATGAAGAATATAGAGATCTAGTTAATCAAGATACTAAACGTCAGTTTAGATTATCACAAATTGAGGCAGAAGGAAATGATCCTCTATCATCAGGTAAATCATATGGTACACCTCATGATTTAGCTGCTTTATATGGTAAAGGTAGAATGTACTCTGATCCTTCTAATTTACCTAATGGATATGATGAAGGAACAACTGATAAAGAACCATTAGGAAGACCAGTTGAAAATCCTACTAATAGAGATAAACAAGAAGGTAATTTTGGTAAAGATAGATTAGGAAGAAAAGGTATGAAAAAAGATTATAATGATACTTCATCACCTCTATCTGAATTAGAATCAAATAAAATATTATCTAAGTATGAGGATATGTTAAAAGATATACCAGTTAATAAAAATGTATTGCTTTCTGAAGAAAAAATTGACAAAAAATACAAAGGAAACGTAATTAACGGTAATAATAAGAAATCTTAACGTATTTATAATAAAATAAGTATTGATGTATATAAAACATTCAAAATTTAAAAATACTGGTATCCTATTTGAATTGCTAGTAAGAAAAATAACAGCAGATACATTAGCGGGAACTGAGTCTCCATCTGTAAATATTCTAAAAAAGTATTTTGTAAACACAGAATTAGGAAAAGAATATAAATTATATGAGACTTTATTCAAGTCTAAAAATTTAACAGAAGGTAAAGCTAATACTATATTAACTACTATTTTAGAATCATCTAAAAAACTTAATAGAAAAACTCTTAAACGTGAAAAATATAATCTTGTAAAAGAATTAAGAGAACATTATAATGTAGAAGATTTATTTAAAACAAATATTTCTAATTATAAATCTTTAGCTGCTTTATACACATTATTTGAAGTATACAACACACAAGAAATTACTAATCCTAATCAAATTGTTGATAATAAACTAGTATTATTAGAACATTTAACATCAAAAGAAATTAGTAAGGATGATGTTAAAAATACTTTATTAGAAGAATTTAAATCTGAAGATAAAGATGTAAGACTTCTTACATACAGAGTAATATTAGAAAAATTTAATGATAAATATTCCCATTTATCAGATGCCCAAAAATCAATATTAAGAGAATTTATTGAACATATTGATAGTACTAGTAAATTAAAAGAATTTTATAACTCTAAAATTCAAGAAATTAAAAAAAGTTTATCTGAAGAAATTAAATCTGTAAAAGATGAAGCTACTAAAATTAAATTAGTAGAGGTAAATAAGTTTATTGTTGAAATAGGTAAAAATAAAAAAATCAACAACGAAAATTTAGTTGATTTATTACAATATTGTAGTCTTTTAGAAGAATTAAAATCAACATATGAGCCAGTACAAATATAAACTTAATGAAGTTCCAACAGTTGAACCTGGAGAAGAATTTGAAGTAGGAGACACTAAAGTTTCTCAAGGTGTTAAATATACTGTTACTGGTATAGATAAAGAAACAGGAAGAGTTGCTTGGGATATTGATTATCTACCTAATTTAACTCAATTATTTGATGCTATAAATGATTTATTTGATGTAACTAAATCAGTAGCTGTAAAAGCTAAAGATGATCCTAAGTTTAGAGAAATATATGATGATGCTAGAAAATTAAGAAATAAAATTCGCACACATATTAGAAAAGAATATCCAGCTGATTTTCAAAGAATTTCAGGAAGAATAGATGAAGATTATGATGTTGGACATCAAGATAATGAACCTAAAATGACTAAAAGTGATTTAGCTAGAGCAGCTAAAATGGCTGTTATGCTTTATAAAAAAGTAGATAAATATGATACTGGTCGTGAAGTAGATTTTCCTGGTTGGTGGCAAGCTAAAATAACTAAAGCTCATGATTATTTACAAAGTGCTTTTAATTATTTAGATGGTGCTGAAATGACTAGTGAAATATCTACAACAGGAGGAGGAGCTGGAGCTGCTTCATTTACACCAGGAACTGGAGCTCAGTATGCTACACCATTTGCTTTTAGAAAAAAAGGACAAAAAGCAGATGATAAAGCTTATAAAGAAATAGGATATAAAGCAGTTAAAGAAAATGAATCACCATCATTAAATGCTAAAATATATGCTGAAGATATGATGAGACAATATCGTAAAATGTTTAGAATTGTTGATCGTAACTTTGGTAAAGAAGCAGCAGAAGAATTTAAAAATATTGTAAAGTCTAAAATGGCTCAATTACAAGAAGGAGTAGGTGCTAATTTAGGACCAGGTCCTAAAGCAGGTCCTGATGGTGTTACTAAAAATGCTTATGTAAAGCAATTTAAATATAAACTAGTTCCTAAAAAAATAAAAGGAGCAGGTACAATAGTGAAGCAATTATTTGAAGATGATTCAAAAAAAAACTTCCAATTGAAGAGAATAGAAGCATTTGATGGTGTTGAGAAAAAATTAAATGATATTTATACCATGATATCTAATGCTAAAAATGAAACAATAGAATATTATAAAGATAATCCTGATTCATTTAAAGTAGTTAAACCTACAGATTTAGTTATGGATTATCTAACAGACATAGAAAAATTATTAAAAGTAAAATAATGAAAACATTACAAGAACAATATAATCTAATTACAGAAGGTAAAGGACATAAAGATGTATTTCTAAAAGAAGCTAAATCACGTTATCCTAACTTGATTAGTAATGTTCTAACTTATGATCAAGCTACTACTATATTAAAACAACGCTCAATTATTCAAGAACATATGTTAGGTGGTGTAGCTAAAAATTTAGGCAAAAAACCAGATTGGTTTTCTATTTTTGACGAAAATATGAATATTATAGCTGAAGAAGAATTAAATAAAAATAGCTATGATTATGAAGATAAGAAGAATATAGATAACATGAATGGTGAAGAATTTAGATTAGGTATTAATTTTGAAATGTCTAAAGTAGCTGAATTGCTTACTAGTGAAAATATGGGTGAGTATTTAGATAAAGCTAGAAAAACTGTTGCTAAAAACTTAGCTGCTAATCCTTTGCATTATGTTGAAAATGCTGCATTTGGGCAAGAAGGAATAGGCTATACAGAAGACACACCAGGTCTTAAACCTACAGAAATAAAAGGTAAATACGCTGAAAGTGGGTATGGTGATGCTACTAAAAAAGAAGCAAACGATGAGTTTGTAGAAGTTAAAGAATCTAAGATTTCATTTAACGATTTACTAAACGACTAAGTTATGAAACAGGTACTAATTGAAACTGCCTTATTTAAACCCCAACAACTTTCATTTACTGAAGGTTTAAAATCAAAAAGAGGATTTCCTATAGTTGAAGGTATACTAGCAACTTGTGAAGTTAAAAATGGTAATGGACGTTACTATTCTAGAGAATTATGGGAAAGAGAAATGGAAAAATATAAGGAATTAATTGATGAAAATAGAGCAGTTGGAGAATTAGACCACCCTGAAGACTCAGTAGTTAATTTAAAAAATGTATCCCACAATATTACTGATTATTGGTGGGATGGAGATAATATAATGGGTAAAATAGAAGTTTTACCTACCCCATCAGGAAATATTTTAAAAGCACTTATTGAAAGTGGTATTACAGTGGGTGTTTCTTCTCGTGGAATGGGTTCACTTAAACCAATGGGTGAAGTACAAGAAGTACAAGATGATTTTCAATTATTATGTTGGGATTTCGTCTCAACACCATCCAACCCAGGATCCTTTATGCATCTAGTTAAAGAAGGACTTAATGTAGACACAACAAACACATACACTAAAGTAAATTCTATTATTACAGAAATACTTTGCTCTAAAGGAAATTGTCCAATCTGGTAATTTTCAAGAATCCTAATATACGTATAATCGTAAATATGCTATCGCAACAACCTATATAGCATTAAAACTCGTATTAATTACTATTACGTTTCTAAATAAACGTACTTCCCAAACAAATTTTAGGAAAAATGAACAGAGAATTTTTAAAAGAGGCTATCGCCGATGCAAAAGCTGTTAAAGAAACTGCAATTGCAAATGCTAAAGCTGCTTTAGAGGAGTCTTTCACACCACATCTTAAAACAGTTCTTTCAGCTAAGCTAGAAGAAATGGAAAAAGAAGAAATGGAAGAAGGCTACGATGAAATGGATGAAGCAAAAGATTCTAAAAAAATGGAAGAAAAGAAAGAATACATGACCGCTAAAGAAAAACGTGAAGGTGACGATCGTAAGTCTGATAATAAGGCTGAGACTGAAACTGAAAAAATGCGTAAGATTAAAGAGGAAGATGATTCTAACTTGGATGAAGTTTTAGCAGAATTAAAAGACGAATTAGATGAAAATAAGAGAACTGACGCCGAAGAAGAAGGATACAAAGATGGTATCGAAGACGCTAAGGATGACATGGAAAAAGAGATTAAAAAAATCGACTTAGAAGAAGACGAACGTACTGATGCTGAAGAAGAAGGATATCTTGACGGTATGGAGGACGAGAAAGCTGATATGGACGATGAAGAAATTGATCTTGAAGACATGACAGATGATGATCTTAAAAAGTTTATCGAAGACGTAATTTCAGATATGGTCGCTGCTGGTGAATTAGAAGCAGGCGAAGAATTTGAAGTTGAAGATGAAGTTGAAGTTGAGGATGATGTTGATGTTGAAATTTCTGAAGAAGAAAAAGTAGATGAAGACGTAACAATCGATGAAGACGCAAGAACTGACGCTGAAGAAGAAGGGTACAAAGATGGTATCAAAGACGCTAAAGCGGATGCTAAAAAGGAAATTGACTCAATTAAACTTGAAGAAAAAGAGGATGAACTAAAAGAAGCTTATGCTACTGTTGAAACTCTTAGAAATGAGTTAAATGAAATCAATTTACTTAATGCAAAACTATTATATACTAATAAGATTTTTAAATCTAAAAACTTAACAGAGCACAATAAAGTTAAAGTTTTAACTTCTTTTGATAAAGCAGAAACTGTTAAAGAAGCAAAATTAATATACGAAACATTAAAAGATGGATTAACTGAGAAAAAAGTTAAGAAAACAGTTAATGAAAGTATAAGTATGGCTTCTAAATCAGTTGGTGTTGGTCCAAAGAAAGTTGAAGCTAAACCAATTGTTGAATCTAATCAAATGGTAGATAGATTTAAGAAACTTGCAGGTATAATTTAGAAACGAAATTAATTATTAACGATATTTAAAATTTAAAAAAATGTCACAATTAAACACTTTATTAGAAAGCGCTAATCCTTACAAGTCACTACAAAGTGATGCAGCAAGATTAGCTTCCAAGTGGTCTAAAACAGGCTTACTTGAAGGTTTAAGTGAGGTTGATAGCAACAATATGTCATTGTTACTTGAAAACCAAGCTAAACAACTAGTAACTGAAACTTCTACTACAGGTGGAGGTGCAGGTGCTGGTACATTTACTCCTGGTACAGGAGCACAGTGGGCGGGCGTTGCTCTTCCATTAGTTAGAAAGGTATTTGGTCAAATCGCAGCAAAAGAATTTGTTTCGGTTCAGCCTATGAACCTTCCTTCAGGTCTAGTATTTTTCCTAGATTTCCAGTATGGTACTACTAAAGCACCATTTACTGCTGGTGATTCTATGTATGGTACTACTGACCCAGCTGGTTCGTTTGGTAACACAAACACTGGTGGTCTTTATGGTGCGGGTAGATATTCATACTCTACTCAATTAACTGCATCTGCAGGTACAGCAACTCAGATTACTGCATCTTGGAGTTCATCTAACTATGATGGTGCTATTTCATCTTCATTTGGTGGTACTGGTACTTCTGCTGCATATAGAGTATTACAATTACCTCTTACTAGTTTAGATTCTAACTATGATGCTGAAGCAGTTAGATCATTCTCATTATTTGTTGATGGAACTGATGTTACTTTACCAGCTTATACTAAGATTAATGGTACAAACATTGAATTCTTAGTACTTGCTTCTAACACAACTCCAGGTGCTACAGAAGGTGTTGTAGTTTCTCAATCACTACAGCCAACTGATGCTGATAGAGGTGATTTTGAAGATGGAAACACTAACTTGAATAATGATAACAACCCTATCAGTATTCCTCAAGTTAATGTTCAAATGTCAAGTGAAGCTATTGTAGCTAAAACTAAAAAATTGAAAGCTGTTTGGACTCCTGAGTTTGCTCAAGATCTTAACGCTTACCATTCTTTAGATGCTGAAGCTGAATTGACTTCAATCATGAGTGAGTACATTTCATTAGAAATTGACTTAGAAATTCTTGATATGCTAATTGAGTCTGCTAACGCAGGTACTGAAGTATGGTCAGCAGTTAACAACCAGTCAATTGCTCAAGATGCTAATGGAACTGAAACTTCATTAGGATTCTACAACTCTCAAGGACAGTGGTTCCAAACTTTAGGAACTAAAATCCAGAAATTATCTAACATTATTCACCAGAAAACTCTTAGAGGTGGAGCTAGCTTCTTAGTATGTTCTCCAACTATAGGAACTGTATTAGAATCAATCCCAGGATTTGCTTCTACTTCTGATGGTGATGCTGCTAAAGCTTCTTACGCATTTGGTGTACAGAAAGTTGGTCAGTTAAATGGTAGATACCAAGTATATAAGAATCCTTATATGACTGAAAACCAAATCTTACTAGGATACAGAGGTTCACAATTCTTGGAAGCTGGTGCAGTATTTGCTCCATACATTCCATTAATTATGACTCCAATGGTATACGATCCTAACACTTTCACTCCACGTAAAGGTCTATTGACTCGTTACGCTAAGAAAATGTTAAGACCAGAATACTATGGTTTAATCAAAGTAGCTGGATTAGATACTATTTAATAATAGTCTAATATATTTTTAAAGAAGCCCCGCATTAGCGGGGCTTTTTTTATGATTACTTGTTTATTTAATAAATGAGTTGTATATTTATAACAAAATAAAAATAATAAGTTTTAATATGAAAGAAACACCATCACAGTTACCAATTCAAAGTTATTTAATGAACTTTCCGTTTACTTTTTCAACAAATGATCCTAATAATATTTGGATGAAAGAAATGTCTGAAGAAGAACTATCTATAAATCGTCCTAAAGCATATAAGCAATTTATGGATCTTTATAATTTTATGGCGGGTCAATCATTAGTACATCTACTACCATCAGAAGGCAATTTTCAAGATTTAGTTTATGTTGCAAATTTAGGATTACATTTATCTCATATTTGTAAAGAAAATCATATATTATTATCTAATTATACATCACCTCCAAGACAAGGTGAAGAGTATGTTGGTGAAAAATTCTTTAATCAAATGGGTTATAAAACTCATATATCACCTTACAAATGGGAGGGTGAAGCTGACATAAAATACTTAAAAGATAATGTTTATATTGGGGGATATGGTATTAGATCTGATATCAAAACTTATGAATGGATGGAAGAAAATTTTGATATGAAAATTATCAAAGTTAAAATGACAGATGAATATATGTACCATCTAGATTGCAGTATTTTTCCGTTAAATAATAATAAATCTATGGTTTGTACTGAATTATATGATAAAGAAGAGTTAGCCAATATATCACGCTATACTGATATAGTAGACATAAATGTAGATGATTCAACTTATGGAATGGCAAATTCAGTTAGATTAGGAAATATGATTTTATGTGCATCTAATATTTCAGAATTAAAAAGAACAGATGAATTTTATGAAGGTGAAAAACATAAAATTAACTCGTTAGAAAAAATATGTTCAGACGAAGGAATGGAACCTGTAATATTTAATCTATCAGAATATATGAAATCAGGAGCTATGTTATCTTGTATGGTAATGCATTTAAATAGAGTAGATCATTTTAAAACACTTATTTAATGGCTGAAACATTAGAAGATTGGTTAAATGGTGAAGTTGCAGAATTATCTAAACTTCCTGTTGGTGAATTAAGTAATACATTTTTCTTTAGGGATCCATTAAGACCAACTTATATTGATAGTGAACATTTCTATAGTCCTGCTGATGGGACCATCTTATATCAAAAATTAGTAATGCCAGGAGCACCTTGTTGTGAGAGTATCGTTGAAATAAAAGGTAAAAACTACACATTACAAGATGTAATGGGTGATAAAGATTATAATAAACCATCTTTAGTTATAGGAATATTTATGTCATTTTATGATGTTCATATAAATAGAATTCCTTATAGCGGAACAATAAAATACAATCGTTTAGAACCTATAGAGTCAACTAATAAACCTATGTTAGCAGTTGAAAAAGATATTCTAAATAAAGTAATTAATCCTAACAATATGGATTATTTAAAATACAATGAAAGAGTACTCAATACAATTTATAACGCATCATTAGATTACACATATTATATAGTACAAATTGCAGATGAGGATGTAAATGTAATAGCACCCTTTAAACAACAAGGTGATTTATGTACTCAAAATGAAAGATTTAGTTTAATAAGATGGGGGTCACAAGTAGATTTAGTTCTACCTATAGATAGTAGGTACCAATTTGAATTATTATTAAAAGAAACAATGCACGTTAATGCAGGATTAGATAAATTAATTAAAATAAATTATGCCCAAAACTAATATATCAAAAACTCCACCTAAAGGATCAATCAGATTTTCATTGAGTTTATCTGAAGAACAAAAGAAAGCAAAAACTGAAATATTAAAACATCCCTTTAATTTTATAGTAGGTAAAGCAGGATCAGGTAAAACTTTATTAGCTGTACAAATAGCATTAGATCAATTTTTTAAAAGACAATGTAATAAAATTATAATTACAAGACCTACTATATCTACAGAAGATAATGGTTTCCTTCCAGGATCTGAAAGAGAAAAAATGGAACCATGGTTAGTACCAATTCGTTCTAATATGAGAAAAATTTATAATAAACCAATGATATTAGAAAAAATGGAAAAAGATGAATCTATTGAATTAGTTTCTTTAGCCCATTTTAGAGGTAGAACATTTGATAATGCTATTGTTATTGTAGATGAATTTCAAAATTTAACACGTTCCCAATTAGCAATGGCCATTGGTAGATTAGGTAAAGATTCTAAAATGTTATTTTGTGGGGATTCATATCAAATGGATTTAAAAGATAAAAACTATTCTGCATATCATGATATGGCAAAATTAATAAATTCCCAATATGTTTATAAATGTGTTTTACAAGATAATCACAGACATGATGCAATTGATGACTTATTAGAATTATTGAATGGATACCATTAATTTAGTTCCTTTCTATAATATTTATAACAAAAATTATGGCGGCAGGTAGGTATTCTTTTATAATAGAGCAAGGTGCAACTGTAGATTTTGAAGTAGTATATAATGCTGGGGATTGTACTCCTATAGATTTAGATGGCTATCAAGCTAGAATGTCTATTAGACAATCTCAAAATAGAGATAGTCAATTATATATTACTTTAAGTAGTAGTTTAGGACCTTGTGGTACAGGTTTAAATTTAAGTGGTTCAGTTTCTGCCCAAGGTTATCCAAAACCCCTAACGTCAGGATCTATAGGAGTTTATATATCAGCATTTTCCTCATCTCAATTAACCTTTAATGAAGGATATTATGATTTGGAATTAATGTCTGGAAGTGGTAATTGTATGACTGTAACTAGATTACTTATGGGTCAAGTTAGATTATCTGATGAAGTAACAACAGGTCAACCTTTTTAAGTATAATATAAGATAAAAAAAAAACAATAAATGGCTTGTAATAAATGTGGTAATAATTGTGGTGGTAATTGTAGATCTTTACAAATTAATACTAATTGCAATAATGTAAACATAGAATTAGCTAATACTAAAATAGTTGAAGTTAATCGCCCTGGTGCTAAAGGTGATAAAGGTTTACAAGGTGCACAAGGTATACAAGGTATAACAGGTAACCAAGGAATACAAGGTATTCAAGGTAAGCAAGGTATACAAGGTATTACAGGTGCGGGTACTCAGGGTATTCAAGGTATTCAAGGTATACAAGGTATACAAGGTATACAGGGTACTATAGGTACTCAAGGTATACAAGGTATAACAGGTAACCAAGGAATACAAGGTATTCAAGGTATACAAGGTAGACAGGGTACTCAAGGTATTCAAGGAAAACAAGGTATTCAAGGAAGACAGGGTATACAAGGTATTCAAGGTATACAAGGTACAATTGGTACTCAAGGTATTCAAGGTAAACAAGGTACAGATGGTAATTTTGGTGGTGCTTGTTTTGATTATACTTTTTCAATAGAAAATGATCCCTTAACTCCTCCTGCAATGACTTCTGGTCAAGGTAAAACAAGATTAAATCAACCTGCAGCTCAAAATACTTCAACCCAATTTTTTATCAATGATTTAGATGATGATGGTAATGATATTAATTCATTTTTAAATGCTATAGATTCTGTTACCTCTGCAATTAAAGGTTTTGTAAGAATAACTGAAAGATTAGATCCAACAAAATTCTTATTATTCCAAATTTCAGCATTAGCAGATTCTGGAAATAATTACTGGACACTTACTATAATTAACCAAGCCTTCTCAGCAGCAAATCCTTTTGTAGATACTGACGATTTACTTATTTGTTTTGTTACTAATGGTAATCAAGGTGATCGAGGAGCTCAAGGTATACAAGGTATACAAGGTATTACAGGTGCAGGTACTCAAGGTGTACAAGGTATTCAAGGTATTCAAGGAAGACAAGGTATTCAAGGTATACAGGGTACTATAGGTTCTCAAGGTATTCAAGGAAAACAAGGTACTCAAGGCATTCAAGGAAAACAAGGTACTCAAGGTTTACAAGGTACTATAGGTTCTCAAGGTATACAAGGAAAACAAGGTACTCAAGGAATACAAGGTAAACAAGGTATACAAGGTATACAAGGTACTATAGGTTCTCAAGGTATTCAAGGAAAACAAGGAACTCAAGGTATTCAAGGTAGACAAGGTATACAAGGTATACAGGGTACTATAGGTTCTCAAGGTATTCAAGGAATACAAGGAAGACAGGGTATACAAGGTATACAAGGTATACAAGGTATACAGGGTACTATAGGTTCTCAAGGTATTCAAGGAATACAAGGAAGACAGGGTATACAAGGTATACAAGGTATACAAGGTACTATAGGTTCTCAAGGTATTCAAGGAAAACAAGGAACTCAAGGTATTCAAGGTAGACAAGGTATACAAGGTATACAAGGTACTATAGGTTCTCAAGGTATTCAAGGAATACAAGGAAGACAGGGTATACAAGGTATACAAGGTATACAAGGTACTATAGGTTCTC